TTTTATATGCTTTTTCGACTCCTTCTCTGTCATGGTCTTGTGTTCTGTTGATTACGTCCGTTCCAAAATATTTTCCAGTTCCCTCTCGGATCTGGATATCTCTACCATCATTACCGAGACCAGTGAGGACGTACTCACCCTATGCGAAACCACCGATGAAACCAACCCCCTTGTAATTCTGGCTGGGAAATACGCCATACTTGCAGCCGTTCTCCGAAAAATGAAAACTACCGGAGAAGCGGCGGCCAGTGTGAAAACCGGCAATAGTCAACGACAGAACACAACCGACCTAGATATTGAAACATACGAGAAAAAAGCAGACTATTATATTGAAAAATATAAAAATACGGTGTCTTATTCTTTTTCAAGCCCTTCCTATCACACAGGATTCAATTGCCACGGGGGCAGTCATGGGCTCAATTGATTTTGCCATGATTCACTCATGCCAGATCCTCCACGATGCCGGGACTACTCAGGATGCAGCAGGTTCTCCCATTCCGAACTTAGTTCCTACTGATAGCGTTTGCTTATTCTCGAACATATCAACTGCGGGAAATAGCATTCTTATAAGCGAAGCTGGAAAGGTAATAGAAACCTCTCTTGTGTGTTTCCTTCCTTCGACTGCAACAGTTCAGGAAGGAGATTTCATATCAACTGCGGAAACTAATTACGCAGGCACTTATGAAGTTCAGAAAGTAGACGCTCCTGAAATTCCGTTTTCTGGAATAGTTGACCACAAAGAAGCTTTTTTGAAGGCGGTGAAAAAACGTGGTTAAATTCACTGTCAAAATAGATGGAGTCGAGGAGCTTAAAAAAACCTTCAAACTAATTGAAAAAGATATTATGGACGTTGTTACTCAGTCCACTAGGGACGGCGGGGAAGTCGTAAAAATAGCCGCAAAAGGGCATGTTCACGTAATAACAGGTAGGCTTAAAAACTCTATAGACGAGCTTCGTGTAATCAAAAATCCAAGCCGTGTAGAGGTTCAAGTAGGATCTAACGTCCCTTATGCGATGATTGAAGAATTCCGGGTAGGCGGGAAATACCCCGGTCCTCACTCATACATGAGATGGGCTCTGGACACACACGAAAAGGAAATCGTTTCGACAATAGAAAATAAAATAACTTCCCGGCTTGCGAGGTATAGATGAGCTTGATAGATGAGGCAGTCCGGGCGGTACTTCTCGCGAATTCTACAGTTTCCGGGCTTGTAGGTACTCGTATATATCCGCTCCAGCTTCCCCTTTCATGCACATTTCCTGCAATCTCTTACTCTTTTCCTTCAGACAATTACGCAAGAGTGGCGAGATCAGCCAGGCTTCAGGTGGACTGCTGGGCTGAAGATTTCACGCAATGCAAGAACCTGAAAAATGCAGTAGAAGCCGCTCTGGATGGATATTCGGGTACAGTTTCCGGTATCAATATCGAAGGCATTTTTCCAATTTCTCCGTATGATCTCCCTCCGGATGAAACGGGGCTTTTTCACATTCCATATGATTTCAAAGTTATCTATAGACATTGAGGACAGAACATGACGACATACCAGACAAGCGCGCAGCACAGCGAAACTATCCGCTTCGGTTCTGCTAAAATCGAAGTGGGAGAAGCCGAGGAGAGTCTCGTAAACCTGGGGCTCGCAACCGGGGTAAAATTCACCGAAGAATATACGCCTGTTGTCCTGAAACCCGACAATGCCCCTGAAATCGTTGTCGGTGTAAAAGACCACAGCGCAACCGTTGAATTCGAGATGTGGGAAGTCAACCTCACAAATCTCAACCTGATCCGAGGCGGGATTGATACCCTCAGCAGCGTTGAAGGTTCGGCAACTTCTGTAAGCGCAGAAACCCATACACTGACTGATACTAAATTTGTCAGGCTTGCCCACAAGAACGGAGACGGCTCCGAGGTAGCTTCGATTGAAGTCACCGACTCATCGGACAATGCTGCAACAAGAAACACTGACTACGTGGTTGCAGTCGATGAAGAGGGCTATACTTGCATTGCCAGGGTTGCAACTTCAACCGTAATTGCAGACGGCGACAGCGTGAAAGTCAACTATACCTATACTCCAAATGCTGCAACAACCCTCTCAACAGGTGGTAAAAATACGGTATCTGCCAGAGTGGTCAGGCTCACGAACACCAATGCAGCTGGCAAGAAGTTCGAGATCACCGTTTACGCCGCGAAAAACCAGGGTGGCATCGAACTTGAACTCCCAGCGGATGACGGAGACGAGCCACTGAAGCCCACGATTACCTTGAAAGGTATATGTGATACTACAAGGGAGGCAGGCGACCAGCTGTTCAAGATTGTAGATGAGCAAGGTGTAAGCGCATAATTTCCCAGGAAATAAAGGTGAAAGAAAATGTCCGAAAATGGTCTGCTAAAAGATTTCGATATTCTTTCTCCTCCAAAAAGAATTGCCCGGATCGGAGGGGAGGAAATAGATGTCACAATCGTTCCTGCGAGAGCTGCCCTGAAGTTCATCAGTTACTCAAAAAAATACAGCGTTAAATCGCTTGAATCTATGGATCAGGACAGCTTTGACCCTGGTATGATTGATGCTATTCTCGAAGTTGTTGAACTTGTATGCAAGCGGTCAAGCACGAAAATTACCCGCGACTGGCTTCTTGATAATGTAGACATCAAGGTCCTTATGGAGTTCGTGCAGTATGTCTTTGCAGGCATGAAAAATGTAAGCTCTGAAGAATCCTCCTCCAGAGAAGAAGGAAAAAACTCGGAATCTGGGACATCATAACCCAGCTTGGACAGATGTACGCCTGGGCGACTCCGGAGAAGCTTCTCGATGAAATGAGTCTTGAACAGTTGATCTTGTTCTATCGGTACGGATGGGAAGCAAGGAAAACTGACGCTCAGGTATATTGGGGTGTTCTCGGTCAAGCTCTCCAGGGCACGGAAGCCGGGGAAAAGGTACAGGGTCTTGAGAAGTTCAAAGAAGCGCATCCGGACGCAAAGATAGAAAACGGTGCTTGGAAAGTGAGCAGGTGATTTTGTGGCAGTAGGTGAGCTTGTAGTTAGTATAATAGGAGATATGCGAGAACTTTCCAAGACTTTCGCCCAGGTCCAGACTGAAATAGAGGGTATCGGAAAAAAGTTTCAGAGTGTGGGAAGTGCCCTTAAAGATACTGGAAAAACGATGTCTACCTACGTCACGGCTCCTTTGGTAGGCATAGGCGCAGTTTCACTTCATACTGCAGCTAATTTTGACGACTCAATGCGGAAAGTCCAGGCTGTTTCGGGTGCAACTGGATCGGATTTTGAAAAACTTACAAATCAGGCTAGAGAGCTGGGAGCGACCACGGCATTCTCGGCATCCGATGCAGCGGACGCAATGTATTACCTAGCACTCGCAGGCTGGGACGTCAACGAGATCATGGACGCCACGCCTGGGCTGCTTTCGTTGGCAAGTGCGGCAGGGATGGATTTAGGGCAGGCCGCTGACATCGTAAGTGACACAATGTCAGGTTTCACGATGAACGCTGACCAAGCTGGGAGAACGGCTGACGTTTTTGCAACCATCACCTCAAACGCAAACACTGATGTCCACCAGCTAGGCGAGGCTATGAAATATGCTAGCTCGACGGCAAACGCTGCAGGTATGGACATTGAGCAGACTGCAGCAGTGCTGGGAGTTCTTGCAGACTCTGGTATCAAGGGAAGCATGGCAGGAACTACATTTAATGCTATGCTTAGGGATATGAAAAAGAATGCTGTCGACGGCACAATTGCGATCGGGGAACACACGATAGCCCTATACAATCAAGACGGGACTATGCGTGACCTCGGCAGCATCATGGCAGAAGTAGAAAAAGCTACCGAGGGAATGACTGACATACAAAGAGATGCTGCTCTAAGTGCGATTTTCCAGGAAGAGTCCATAAGGGGAGTTAACATCATGCTTGCCACGGGCTCAGAGCGGTATCAAGAACTTGAAGAGAAGTTAAGAAGCTCGGAAGGCGCAGCAAAGAGCATGGCTGACACTATGGAAGGAGGTGTTGGCGGGGCAATTCGAGAGATGGAGTCCGCTCTTGAAGAACTCATGATAGTTCTGGGGAATATAGTAGTCGTGGGAGTCACTCCACTTATAAAATATATCACTGATCTGGCAGACTGGTTCTCGAAACTCCCTGCTCCAATTCAACAGACCGTTGTAGCCATAGGAGCGATACTGGCGGTAATTGGGCCGCTCCTCGTAATAATCGGCTCGGTTGCCTCTGCGATAGGTTCTCTCGCTACACTGTTCGGCTCAGGCGGTGCTCTCGCGGCAGCTTTCGCCTTTGCGAAAACTGCTATAGCTGGAATAGTTACAGCCCTGGGTTCTTTTGCTCTGCCCATAGCGTTAGTTATCGCAGCCGTCGGTGCTCTTGCTCTTGCCTGGAAGAACAACTGGTTTGACATTCAAGGAAAATTCCAGGCTGCAAAAACCGCCATAGAAACAGCTGTAAGAAACTTTTCGAATACGCTTCAGCAGTTGTGGCACGGGCTGATAATGGCAGCCGGAAACTTGAGAACGAACCTGTCAACGATCTGGGACTCAATCAAAACGGTTTTCTCGACTGTTGGAAACACGATTGTTTCAGCGGTCCAAAACCTATATGCTGGACTGCAAAGTAGGTATAATTCCTTGATAGCTGCAGGGCAAAGCCTGCTTGCTTCCTGGCGCACTCACTGGACGAATTTCCAGACAGCCATCAGCACAGCTGCAGGTGCAATATCCAGCTATTTAGGCACTCTATACTCAAACATTCAGTCAAGGTTTGCGAGCATCAAAACTGCAGCCTCTTCCATTCTTTCGGCTTGGAAAAGCCACTGGTCGAGTTTCCAGTCTGCGACCTCGGCAGCTGCTTCAACACTGTCAAGTGTCCTTTCTTCCATGCACTCTTACGTTCAGAGCCGGTTCAACCAGATCAAGAGTGCAGCATCCTCTATTCTCTCAGCCTGGAAAACTCACTGGAACAATTTCAAGAGCGCAACAAGTTCAGCCGCGAGTTCAATTAACAGCGCGTTAGGCTCAATGCTGTCTTATGTTCAGAGCAGATTCAACTCCATAAAATCTGCAGCTGCTTCAATATTGAGCGCATGGAAGACACACTGGTCAAATTTTGTAAGTGCAACATCTTCAGCAGCGAGCAGTATAAGCAGCGCACTGTCATCCATGCTCTCAAATATGCAGAGTAGGTTCAACAGTATCAAATCAGCAGTGCTGAGTCTACTGAACGACTGGAAAGCTCGCTGGAATAACATTGTAAGCTCCACTAAAACAGCAGGCTCACAGGTCGTAAATGCAGTAAAAGGTATAGCCTCTGATGTAAAAGCCCTGGTATCAAGTTTCTCAGCTGCAGGACGGGCTATCATGGACGCTCTGTATGACTCGATTACAAGCGGGTTCAGTAAAGCAATTAAAAAGGCCAAGGACTCCCTGAAGGAACTAAAATCTTACCTGCCTTCTTCTCCTGCTGAGAAAGGTCCTTTCCATGTTCTACCTAACTGGGATGCCGCTTTTTCTGATCCTATCGAGGCTTCAATCAAGAAAGTCAGGTCCATGTCTGGAGATCTGAGAAGCGCACTATCAGGACTCAGAAGCCCTATAGATTCTTCTCTGTCAGCTGGATTCAGCCGTATCTCAAATATTACAAACTCCTCCACAACTTACGGCGGTGACACCATAAGCATTGGTCCCAATACTATAAGCAATGGTATTGACCTGCAGGCAATAATCGCAGAGATCGAAAGACAAACCGCAAACAAACGCAGGGCAAGGGGGCTTTACAAATGAGCTTTTTATCAGTGACTTTCGCAGGTCTGCCAGTCTCAGCCTATCAAGACAGTGAAATCAATTACGTGATTGTGGCTAAAGAGGTGCAGCTCTACAAAGGAGACTACTTCGCTGCATTGAGTCAGAAGACCCGGACGTTCCCCCGGTCATTTGATTGCTACACGGAAGATTATACCGAAATATCCAACCTTGTCAAGAAAATTGGCACTTTCGAAACTCTGACTATAGAAGGCGAAAACTTCTCAGATTGTTACATCTCGGACCTCGGAGCTATCAAGGAAATTGTTAGAGGGTCCGGGAAATTCACATACTCAATAAAATTCTCGAAG